CATCTTTGATAAACCCAACTACCTCTTTCATCAATACTTCTAATTGTTGTTTATTGGTTTTGGAATTGTCATAGATGTCTTTGAACACATCAGATAAGGTTTTACCTTCAAATATTTCGTAGTCGTTTGCCATAATTTTGCCTGTTTGTTATCATTAATAAATATTAAAACTTCAAAAAATCGTTGTATATAAATATATATGAGACCACAAAAGTCCAATATATATTATAGTTATATCTGTCGGTGAAAATCCGACTATAACGGAGAAACAATAATGAAGGAAATCATAACAATAGTTAAGGGATATGTCAATGACCTAGCGGATTTGATGTTATCTTTGGTGGCCATAGGTGCGATTTCTGAAGTAATATTTGGAAGTGGTATCTTCGGTGTTAATGTTATCGGTAACCTAACACAAATAATCAACACATTCGGCGAATCTGGATTTGCTGGATTAGTCGCATTGTTGGTGTTAGTGGGTTTATTCCGTAAATAGTACTAATTCGGATAGAAATGAAAAAGGGAAGTGTAAAAACTTCCCTTTTTTGTTTTATAGATTATTCCAACTACCAGTATATCGTGTCTCCACAGAACCAGTAGCGAGATAATTTTTCTGAAGATTAACATGATGTTTCTTCATCACATTAACCACACGAGTAATATGTTGAGTATTACTACCAGTCATCTCACGAATCAAGATGTATAATGCCTTCTTATTAAAGTTCTCAATATTTTCACGAGTTTCAAACAAATATAAAACTGCATTTGCAACATCTATATCTTGTTTTCTTTTAAATACGGTAGTTAAGTTATTTGTCCAATACTCAACAAACAAATCAAGATATTCTTTCTTTGCACTCTTCATATCAAGTATATCAGTTTCACGAACAGGGTCTCGTTTGTAATCTGTAACTTCTTCACCATCGTGTTGTTTCATTCTCTTGTAGTTATTGTTGTTATGTAGAATCAAATAGTTCTTAGCAACAATACTAAAGTATGAGAATGCCTTACCCTTACCCTCGGTAAACTTATGCATATTCATATACAAGAAACTTACTACTTCGTGTTTCACATCTTCACTCGGAACATCAAAGTAATAAAACTTAAATGTATGAATGATATTCTCAGCCAACTTTTCAAATGGTGTTTTGATATGTTCATTATATATTCGTTGTCTCATATAAGGACGAGTTTCCTTATTGTGACGAATGATAGCGTCTTGAGTTGAATCTGTAAAATAATATCTTGTTGAACCTTTTTTTGCTTTTCTTGGCATTATATATCCTTTTCTGTTATTGTGTTTAACTCTTCAATTGTTTGTTTGATACCTTCAAATACTACACCGATTTCATCATCTGCTTCAAATTTACCCTCTGAATCTAATTGGTCAAGTGTAGCCTTAGTTTGTACCACTCTGTCTGCATATTCTTCAACCCAACTTTCTAACCTCTCTACTTTTCTCGTAAGGTTAAATGTTGTGTATCCAAATGTAACTGCGAGACATCCAAAAATTATCTCTAAGACCATTTCTCTATACTCCCTATTGTTGATTGATTAATTCTATTCATACCCATTTCAAATGTTTTACTATCTAACTCGGAACCTAAATACCTACGATTTAATTTATTACATGCAAGTGCCGTAGTTCCTATCCCCATGAATGGGTCATACACAATGTCACCCTCTTCAGTATAATTCTCTATACATCTTTCTGCAACTTCTTGAGGCATATTATATGAATACCCTTTGTAAGAATGATGTGGATGATACCATGTGTCATATTTAAATAATTTTGTGTTTTTTGATTTAAAACTCTTTCGTGCATAAGACATAACAAAAGCATAATTGTATCTAAACATATTTATCTCTCTTGACTTTTCCCATATCTTTTGATTTAATAAATCATAACCTAAATTTTTCATAATATTTGTACAAATCTGATGTTTTGGTATTGTCTTTCTTTTAAATCTTCTATCACTAATCACAATTGTTACAATATTTTTTCTTGGATTAAACTTACTATAAACTTCTTCCATCCAACCAAAATATTTATCATCATCTTTAATTGGTTCTAATCCCAACTCACTATACTCAGGTGGGGAAAAGAATACATAATCGTATTCTAAATCCCTACCTAAAGTTATAAGACAATCTTCGTTATAGATACTACTTTTCTCCGAATAACTCATCAAATAAATCCTTAGCAGATGCACTTGGTTGTGTCTCTACTTTTTCTTTTACTTGTTTACCTACTGCCTGTTTGATGTTAGTAACAGATTTATTTACTTTCTCAGTAGATTTCTGTTCTGAGTATTTCCATTCAGTATACTCTGCTCTTGTTGCCATGTGGTCTGCCCAATGGATAAGATAAGGTAAACTTGAATGGAAACTATGTTCAGGTTTAAATGTTTTTAAATACTGAACATTTGCATCATCATACATACCATCACTCACTTTGATTGCCAACCACTCTAATTGTGATACTTTAACATCAAAGTGTTGTAGTAAATACAATGCTCTATCTGTAACACCCATAAACTGCATTTCAGGATTCTGTGTAAACCACTCGTTGAGTTTCTTTCGTCTCCAATCATCTTCTTGAACCAAGTAATACTCATGTTCTAAGTCACCGACTTTACCTAAGTCATGATGTAATGCACAAAAAACTAATTCTTCATCAGTATAGTCAATGACTGCACCGATAGATTCATATACTTTTGTTAACTTCCTTGCAGTGTCCACTAAGTGTAACACATGAAGAACATAACCACCTGCAAATGCATAGTGATAATTTGGTTTACCACTTGCGGGAGCAACGATGATTCTTTCTTCAAAGAAGTCATACATTTTATTTAAGTTATCAAGTCGTTCACCTGTGAATGTTTCATTCACAATGTTTCTTAACTTGGTGTAATTGTCCAATAGTTGTTGTTCTGTTAGATTCATATTATATAACCTTTGTAATTTCCCAATTTATATACCCTTAATATACAACATTTTTACCGCTGTTGTCAAGCTTTTTTTTCACTTTTTTTAATCAACATACCAATCTGGTTGTTTGTCACTTGGATATTTGTAACTACTATCCACTAACCATTTTCTTAATTCTGGTCCTGACTTAACATCTATGATTAAATGATATCTATCCTCTTCACCAAAATTAATAGCAGTGTGTGGTTTTCTCATATCTAAATACCACAACTCACCTTTACCCATTTTTGATTTAGTAACACTACCATCACAATTCCATTGAGTAAACTCAACCTTTGGATTTGTCTTTAATGGAAAGTGTAGTCTTGCCCATTGTCCATCACCAATACCAGCCTCTACATCTTGTCTATCAGTATGTCTTTCAAGTTCACCCTCACCTTGACTTAATTTCAAGATACGAATTCTTTCATGTTCAAATGGTAAGAGTTTAGCAAACTTCTCTACTTCAGTAAGTCTTTTTCTAAGTGGTGTATCCTCTACTTTCCACTCTAACTTTTCTGCATTTTCTTTTCTCCACTTTTGATTCATCTCTGCAGGTTTGATAATAAAGTCTTCTTTACCACCATAACCACGAACCACAATACCACTCCATGAATTACCTTTGTTGTAATTACTATAGTGGTTAGCAAAGTCTTCTTGTAGTGCAAAGATTTGTTCCATCAATGGGTCTGTATCTTGAACATCTAAGTCTAATCTCTGTAATGAGATTTCTTGTGATTTTGCAAGTTCACCTGTATGTTCTCCTTTGAACCAATAACCATACATATCTGCAAAACTCGTAATCAAGTTATCTCTTCTTTCATAACCTAAGTCTCTTAGTATACCAACCATTCTTCTGTTTTGCATATCACACTCAACTACGGTTGTTCCCTCATCAAAGAAACCACCACCCTCTGATTCATGTCTTTTTATCAAATCATATAAGTGTTGTTCATTACCAGGATAACATGCAATCTCACGAATATATGCATCGGTTTTACAATTTAATTTATATTCTGCTCCTGTAAAGGATTTAATTTTTTTAAATTGTGTTTTCATGTTCTTCATATTATAATACAAAATACATGCAACAATTTTACCATCGTTGTTCTCAACCCAATCTACTTCATATGCATGACCCTCACGACCCTCTACATGGTCAAATGCTAATTGTAAATCCATTTTATTTATTTTTCTAAATGGGTCTCGTAATCTCGTGTTACCATATTGTTCACGAATTTTTTTCTCACCCTCTGGTCTTTGTGTTTCCATAAAACAATCTAATAAATTTTGATATGTTGGTGTATCATCATAAATCCATTGTTTACCATTATGATATGGTTTTGGTATCTCTACATCGTAATCTCTAAATTTCATCTCCGTCACTCCTTTGGTTTATAAAATATCAATATTGGTTCAAACTTAAAGTAATCACCACCACGACTAAGTGGATGTGATTTTATCATTACTGAATTCTTTACATTGGATGCATCTATCCCAACCATTCTCGTCATCAACATCTTGTAAATACCTTGATATTCACCACCAAGACTTTCCACGATATCTATACTATCTTGTTCTAATGGAATGTATTTATCACTACCTACTTTGATATCTGCAATGTTCCAACACAAATATCTATCAGGTTTTAAATATGTATACATTGTTGTTAAGGTTGGTTTCAAAAAGTTATCTCTCCAATCATCATATGCACCGAACTTTTTAAAACTTTGATTTTCATCTTGAGAGTATTGTTCTCTATTGAAATAAGGTGGGGAAGTAAAAACCATATCTAACTTACCCTTATACTTCTGAAAGTCAGGATTGTTCCCAACTTCTTCACTACCCTCTCTAAATATTTCGTATGTGTTAGGTTCCGCCTTACCCCAAAATGGATTTGGATTGAAACAATGTTCATTATAGAAGTCTGCTACTGCCTCGTATCTACCCTCGTTATCAGGATTTGGGTCAATACCAACATAGTGAATATTTCTATCACTACTCATAGCACCTAAAATTCTCCCACCCCAACCGCTTGACGGATCGCTTATTATTAAATTAGAGTCCTTGATATGTTTGGTAAAATGTTCATACAAGAACTTCGCGGTCAAGGGTGGAAAGTTTACTGCTGGTTGTCCAAGTCCTAATCTAAATACTTGAAGAGCACTTGGAAAAATTCTTTGTTTTCTTTTATACTTTCTAATATAATAATGGTAATATCTTTTATCACCATTCTTTAACTCATAACTATCTTTTAGTTCATCACCAATTGTTCTAAGGTTTTGTTCTGTTAAACATCCTGTAGATAAATACATTTCTACTTCACTCTTTTTCAATATAAGATATTGTGAATCTATATCTACAGGTTTAGTATCACTTTGTCTCACCACCATGATTCCATAAGTTGGGTCTTGGTTGGTTTGTGTTAAGAAATCAGATACATTACTCACACCCATTTCCTTAACCTTAACACTCAAACTAAAAGTATACATTGAGTCTTTAAACAATGACCTTAACATTGCCTTCTTAAATGTATCTCGTAGGTCATCATCTTTGAAGTGGTCATATATAGAAGTAGCACCCTCACTACTTACACCACTACTAATCTTTGTCTTTAACATTGTAGGAAAGAATTGATTCACTCCACTTGCATACTTGTTAAAGTTTTTGACTACTTTTGTTTTTTCATCAAAAAAACTTTCAACATCATACCCAAATAACTTTCTCCAATTACTGATTATCTCATTTTCATTCTGACCAATAACTGGTGGTTGACCATTCTCGTCCCATTGGGTAATAACATAGTCTCGTAAATTATCAATCCACTCTTCTACTTCTGAATCACTTTTGTGAAGTAATTCATCATAAGTTATATTGATTGGATTGTCTTTACTTGCAATGTTAGACTTTTCATAAAACCATTTTTGTTTTTTCATTAATTATTCAATACTAAATTTGTCTTTACTATTTTTGCACTATCAAATTTGTAAGGTTTGGTACCAGGTGATTCCAAGATATCAATACGATTCACAAATCGTTTATTCATCGTATCTTTAACTTGATACACACCATCTTTACCATCTGTACCTTTTAGAACAATGAAGTCACCATAGTCTAAAAATCCACCATGTCGTTTCAGAAGATTTCTACTCACCGCAATAAATTTATATTCACTTGCCTTGTGGACTCTTATTCGCGTTCCATCCGCGAGAATGTTCGGTGTAGAATCTGTCTGACGACTAACAGGGTGATACATAGTTACCGTCACTTCCATTCCCTCTAATTTGAACTCCTCTACAAGAGAATTTAATCTCTCGTTTTCTTTCTGAAGTTCAGATGTCATTAATAACATATTTTCCTTATACTTTTCAAAAAATATTGTCCAAACAAAAGTATTAAATACCAACATTGGTATTAATATCATTATTGATAGTTTTAATTTGTTCATTTCAAAATTCCTAAAGTTAAGGAAATCCTTTACAATAGTCATATATAAATATCTCCTAATGTTGTTAAAATTCATTTTATTTGTATACTTTTTATGTATTCACTTTCGTTCTGTCTCATATAATGTTGGATAACAAATCCCTCAACCACATGAGTAAAGAACCAAAAGAAAGTTATCAATGGTATAAATATTTTAATATCTAAATGTAGTATTGCTACTCCCAAGTAAACTAAAAATATCATACCCATGGATTTAGTAAGAAAACCCAAAGCCGAAAAACCTAAAGATAAAACATTACCTCTTTGTACCACTACATATAATCCAACCATCAGATGCATCAAGTTTAAAATTATCGGTGATAATATTCCTAATAATAAGTATTCTATAATCATTTGTAACCTCTATTTTTTTTAGTGGAGCCGGCGGGAATTGAACCCGCGTCCAGCCTATCTTCCAAGTTAAGTCATTCACAACTTAGTTGGTTCCAAATCGGTAGTCACCAACAACCCACCATGTCCCATTTTGTTCAGAATGGTTTAACTGAGATTTCATTTAGACTCTAAACCTGAAGTGAGTGGTCTTACCGATTACGACGCCACATTCCATTATCGGTGTCATGGTGTGACGGCCTACGACTTAAGCGTAAGCGTAATTGAACTCTGTGCCAATTAAACAATAGTGAACCTTTTTTAGTAGGTCTTGTTCAAACCTCGTTGCACTTAATCCCTTCCAATACCTGTCAATACCAGTCGGCCCCATATTAATCAATTTCATCATGGTCATCTTCCCACTCAAAAACTTCATCACCTTCACCTATTGTGATATGGGTATCTAATACATCAATCAAATCTTCTATAAGATTCCAATCTTCTGTATTATAGGCTTCTTCTAATTTTCTTTTAATCTCTACCAAGGACATATTCAACTCCTATTTTGAATTTATAATATTTCCTACCTTTGATATCGTTGTAATCAAAGATATTAGTAAGTATCAACTTATCAGAAATTTTCCAATTTAACTGAGCGTAATCTTCCATATCAAAACGATTCTCACCTGTTAACTCATCTCTGAAATAATATCCATCCCATTTAGCCTCCATAGAAAATCTACCATTGATTTCTTTTTTCTTTTGAATACCCATTGAGATACCACTTTCAAATTTATCCTCAGAATATAATCCTGTGTATCCTAAAGAATAATCACCATTACGATAACGAATATCTGCCTTACCATATTTCAAATCACGAGATGTTTTATTAACATATTGTGGTTTAAAATAAAAGTTCTTAGGTTCCCATTCAAACCATATCTCATCATCAATGTAAGATTGTCCTAACTCTCGTTCCCAATCTCGTTTGAGATAAATGTTCTCATTCTTAAATCCAAGAGCAATCTCATAATCATCTTTGGTGATTGTATCATCATTAGGTGTTCTTGCACTAAAGGATGTAAACAATACTAATCCACTTAACAAACTTTGTAACATCATCTCATTATCCTATCTAATTCAACCCAAGCTTCCATACCTTGAGAAAACTGATACATCACATATAATAAAATACATCCTGCTCCAAGTTTAAGACTTGTAATTATGATATTAAACATCATTTCTACTTTCGGATTCATTTCTTTTTCCTTGTGTATTTTCTTTTAGGTTTAAGATTAGGTTTTATTTTTTTTGTTCTCTTTTTCTTTTCCAAAAGAGTTTCTTTTTTCTTACCAACTAATATCTCAGTTAGTAATTCACATGCCTCTACAAATGTCATTCTATTACCTCTACGATTTTAGATTCTTTAACTACTTTAACTTCAAAAGGATAAGGTGAATCTTTTAATACCTCATTCACTTTTGCTTCTCCTACACTTACAGAATCACAACCAACTAAAAAACTTCTACGAGTTTTCTTTTCACGAACTCCATTTTTTGTTGGTATCTCTTCTGTAAATACTACTTGTGCTTCAAAATACGCCATCTTATTTCTCCTTTACATATAGATGTTTATTTTCATTCCAATACTCATTAATATCTTCTTTTGTTCCACCTTGTTTTTCAAATGATTCTCTACGAGTCATCATTGTCATAGGAACATCAGATAAATTATATGGTCTACCAAAGGTATCTCTAAATACCATTTCATCTAACCATTCTTTTTTTGTCATTTGTTTACCACTCATTATAACCTCATATTGTTTTATAATATCCACCAATCTTAAAAGGTATCTTTGTGTTTATAGACACGGCGGAAGTCTCAGAATAATTCACTTTCTTCATAACTCTAAAGTCCATAGATACTCTTGTAAATTCGGTCTTATTTTGTTTATTACCATGTGTGAGATTTGCTCCATCCCACATCACTAAATCTCCATACTCACAATCCATAGGTGAGTAGTCACCTTTATCAGGTTCACTCTCTACCCAAATCGTTGCAGTGTTCTTTGCATTTGTTAATGGTAAAAAGAAATTTCGTTCTTTTATTTTCTTTACCCATTCTTTATCTTCACGATACTTACTATCTTTATGAAATTCACCTACACCAAGATTATTTGGAAGTTGAACTCTAAATGATGGTTTGGCCTGATAGACTATTTCATCATTATCAAACAATGGTTTAACTACCTCTACCATGAAGTTATCATACATCTCTCTTAACTCAGAATCATTATCCCAAGCATTATAAAATATTTTGTGAAACTCAGTTTGTTGGTCGGTTTCTCTTGTTCGTAATTCATAATCTTGTGCAATGTGAAAAGATTCAAATGCAACATTATAATGTTTTTGTATCTTTTCTCTAAAGTTAAACATTCCGATATTGTATATTATTTTTTTCATTATCTTCTAAAGGCATTTGGTTCATCATACTCAACTAATCCAGTCATGTCTGATGATGAACGAATCTTTTCTCCCAATCCATCTACCATTTTAATCTTTAGTTTACTACAAACTTCAGCTTCAGGTATATCACCAAAGTGTCTATCACCACCATTACAAAAAGTTAATTCTGCATGTGGTTTAAACTGAGCAACTAACTCTAATGATTTACATACGGTTTTATCTTCATCAACCGATAAGATTGCCTCATCAACCATATCTAAATGAAAGATAATATCTAATCTATCTCTTTCATCCATAAACTCATCAGCCTTTTTTAAAAGTGCCTGTTTACGATTATTCACGATAACCACTAATGTATCACCCATTGATTTTGCCATCTTTAAATATTCAATATGACCAACATGAAGTGGGTCAAAGTATCCACTACATATCACTACTTTTTCGTTTTTCATCTTTCTCCTTTTTCTTCTTACCGAAGATTTTTTCCCAATTCTCCTCATACTTCTTTCTATCAGAAGTTCGTGGTGCACTACCTTTCGTAGTACCTGAATCATATATTGATTTCTTTTTACTCATCATCTAAACCTATCATCAAATAATAAAACATAAATTGCTGTTAAACATATTGTACCTACTATAAGACCTGATATAATTTGAATTAAATCCCATATCAACCACATTATAATATTCCTTTTATATATTCAACTATCTGTTTAAAATAAACACTTATTGTAGTTAAGAATATTCCACCACCCATAATTACACTTGGATGTGCCTCACCACAAATACCAATTAAGTGTTTAAAAAAATGTATTAATCCATCCATTATTCCATCTCCCATCCTTGGTTAAAAAAGTTCTGAGCCTTTTTGTATTTTAATACTTTAACAGCATCACCTTTTTTAATTGTTACTAATTCATTTCTACCAATCTTTTTTTCAGTGCGTTTATAACTCATATCAATTTTTCTATCCATACATATAACACCATTCAAATGGTCTATCTCATGTTGAACACATACTGACTCTAACAATCTCAAATTCCTATCACTATCATCATTTTTTTGCCAACTACCTTTACCCTCAGTAGAAGTTTCAACACCACTAAATATTACTGAACCTTCAAAGTTATCTGATGTAACCTCAATAGTTTCATATCGTTTAGTGTGAACACCTTTCTTTGGATAACTTAAACAACCCTCATAATAATTTATTTCATTTTCTTTTCTGATGATTTTTGGGTTAATGAGAACAATAGGTTCAGTAACATTGACAACGGCCACTTGTGCATCAATTCCCACTTGATTCGCTGCCAACCCAATGCCGTCCCTTCTTTTGTTAAGTATTTGAAATAATTCTGTTGCAATAAGGTTTCCTTCTTCAACTGATACCTCTTTTAGTTTTTTATTAATTAATGGATTACTTTCTTTTAAACAATTAATTACTTGTTTCATGTAACTCCTTGTACTTGTCTACTGCCA